GATTTTTGTAATGTTTGTTTTTCTCTAGTAACATGAAGCGCACCATTTCTAAAAACTATATGAGATAATCTCTGGTCACCTTTCATTTCATCAACAAATGGAGTTCTTTGATTTTCACAATACTTAAGTTCTCTTTGGTAACCTAATTTTTCATCAAAATAATAAACTCCTGAAGATTTTATAGATCTTGATAAAGGTTTCATTCTACCTTTTAAATAATAAACTTTATCCTCTATAACCCAATTGTTTTTTGGTTTAGCTTTTACTTTAGGAGCTTCAACCTTAGGTTGCTCTTCTACAACCAATGTTTCTTCAACTATAGGTTCTTCAACTATAGTTTGTTTCTTTTTCTTTGCCATAATATAATATATAATATAATTAATAAAAATATAAGGGCGATACTAGACCGCCCTTATAAATAAATAGTTTTACTTCATTATCATAAAGTTGTTAGCACCTTGAGTAACTAAACATCTTTCAGTTAAGAAGTGTAACTGCATTGCATCTAACGCCGATGTAGCAGCTCCAACAGAACCAGTTGTCCAAGTTTTCATTCTTCGATCATCTGTTGCAGAAGCTCTATACCTAACATGCAAAAACGGTCTCTTCATGTTTTTACCCATTTGTTGGTCGTAAACAGTTGAAACACCCGCAGGTATCATAACACCTCTAATAGCAGCGCTAGTAGCAGCATCATTGATACCACCTCTTGTAGCTTTGTCATTTAAGTATCTGAAGTCAGACTTATAAAAGTCGTAAGATCCTCTTCGGAAACCTGAGAAACCTAAATTTAACGCCATATCTTCGTCGTTGTCGAATACCCCGTAAGAAGTACCTCCAGCTCCGTAAGAATTCATAGAAGCAAGCATATCATCAACAGCTAAGCTAGTAGCTCTGTTAACAAACATCATGTACTCTTCAATAGCGCCTTGCTTATCAAACTCAGCTAAGATAGCATCAAATTCAGCTAAATCAGTAGCAGAGTTAACACCTGTAACACCAGATGTAACATTACCTCTTTGTTCAATAGAATAGAATAAACCTTCAGTACCAGCGTCAGCTTCAGTTGCAAAACCTAAGTCTGCATCTACATTTGTAGAGTTAGATCCTGGAATTGATTCAAGCATTGACATTTCTAAGTAATCAGTAAAACGAGCTCTTGTGTCAGCTTCAGCTTTTAAATACCATAAGTAACCACCTTGTCCTTGCTCAGTTGAAACTTCTACCCAACCAATTCTAGAAGCGTCTGATCCAGATACTTCGTAGTAATCTTTCATTATAATTGGTTTATTTGTAAAAGTTTTAAATGTAGGTTCATTAGCAGTTCTTTTAGCTTGTCCAGCATAGTCATCACCTTTTTTAAATTCAGAACCGATAACTAATAATGTTGCAGCACTTGCTACCTCAGAGTGACCAGTTAATACATCTTCATCATAAGCATGTAAACCAATGTGACCACCTGTCGCGTTAACAACACGTACTCTACATCTTGAAACCTTACCAGCAGATGCTAATAAGACTATGTCACCAACTCTAACGCCGTGATCAGCAAGAGCAAAACCATCACCAGCGATGTTTCCGTCAATATCAGAAACAACGGTGAATTGACCTTTACTAGATGAACCACCAGCACCATCACCATCTAAATCGACAGTACCAATTAATGAAATGTGTAATCTACTTTGTTCAGACCATACGACTCTATCAGATGTCATAGCCTCTTCCGCTCCAACTTTAGCTAAAAAACCTGAAATAGTTCGTGGACCGAACACTTCAGCTTCTTTTTCCATTAAGTCAGGCAGGTATTGTTGAGCCCAGCCTTCAGTATCTGTGCTCGTAAAATCGACGTAATTTGTAGATAATGCTTGCTTCTGTGAAGAAGGAACACTATTCAAACTACCGCCTGGAGTAATTGCCATAATATATTTTCTTTAAATTGTTAATTTTTCTTTTTAATTTTAAAAGATCTATTTTTAATTTCAGAAGAAGATTGACCTAACACCTTATACTTAACACCCCCAACATTTGTTTCGCCATGAGTTTTTCTAGGTTCTAGATTAATGTTTTTATCTTTAGCAACTTGACCTTTGATTGCATCTGCTTTGCCTTGCTCATAAAAGTGCTTAGCAATAGCATCTGGATTCATAGCAGTATATAAAGATTTATGATAACCCGCAGCGTCGTCTATAGTAGACTTATCATCACCAACAAACTTGTTGATAAAATTATTAATGTCGCTTTGAGTTGTCTTTACTTTATTAACATCACTAACATTGTACCGATATTTTTTATCTCCGACGTTGTATTCAAAACCTTTGAAATTTTGTCCAAAGAAACTATCAGTCTTATTTAAAAATGTTCTCTTGCTTTTTTCAGATAACTTTTTCTGACCTTCTTGATCTTTGTTATACTTATGATAGAAATTAATAGCATCTTGTTGTTCTTGAGTCAACTTTGACCCAGCTTTAATATCTTCATAATACTTAGACTTTTGCCCGTCTAAATAGGCTTTAGCCTCGGCAACTTGCTCTTTGAGGGCTATTTTTTTACTACGTATTGTTTTTTCATCATCAACTTCTTCTTCGTACCCAAACTTATCTTCTAATAAAAAACCACGTTCTTCTGCTGTTAAGTGAGATTTAGTAGTTCTGTAGTACTCATCTAGTATATCTGAGTCGTCCATTTTTGAAACATCTCTATTTAAATTAACGTAGTCTTGTAAATCACCACCTGTTTCTTCCATAAACTCTACAACTTTTTGTATACTCTCTGGCAGTGGTTTTCCAGTAGTAACAGCTTCTTCAACTGCTTCTTCAACCGCTTCTTGTACCTCTTCAACTTTTTCTTCTTCAGTAACCTCTTCAAGTATAGGTTGCTCTACTGTTTCTTCGACTACGTCCACCTTTTCTTCTTCAGCGGGTTGTTGCTCAACCTCTTCGCTTTTAACTTCAGGTGCTTTGTCTAAATCTATTTTAATAACATCTGGATCTTCAGCGCTATCAAACTTAGATAAATCTACTTCGTCAACAACTTCTTCAATTGGTTGCTCAACGTTTTCTTCAGTTGTCTCTTCAACAACTTCTTTGTTTTCTTCTGTCATAATAAAATTTTATAAAATATTAAATAATAAGGGTTACATTTCTAAACCTGCATCCCCTGTAACTATATCATTACCTGACGACTCAAACTTTTTAAGTGATTCACCCCCACTTCTTTGAGTAATCATTTCTTTTTGATGCCCAGCTTGTCTATCAACTCTAGCATCTTTTCTATCTTCTCTTAAAGCTTCCATTTTATCTGCAGCTTCTTTTTTCAAACCCTCTAATTTTGTATTTAATTGAAACTCGTACTGCATTAAATCTTTTTTAACAGTAGCCTCTTCTCTTAAGTATTGTATTTTAAGTTGGTTTCTAGTTTGCTCTAGTTGAGCATCTGATTGAGCTAGCGATTGTTTCTTTTGAACTTCAGCTTGTGCAGCAGCTTGTTGAGCTTGTGCGTTTGCTTGAGATTGAGCTTGTATATTTTGCTGTTGTATTTGCTGATCTCTTTTTTGTTTTTGTTTTCTTTTAATTTTAAGCATTTGATTTGCAAGCTTTACGTTTCTTATAGTACGTAAATCTATCGCATCATCTAAATCTATAGAGCCTTGTTGTAAAGAAACTTGTATATTGTTTTCTAGCATTTGTTTTTCTTCATCATCTGGCATTAGTTCTATAAATATACCAAAATCATAAAGATGTAGATTTTTCATTTCTTCTAATGTAGCAACGTTGTGTGCACCCAATGATCTAATAAAAGCGTCACGTGTTGGTGAATACTCTATTATATCTGCTATACGTAATGATAAACACTCTGCTACTTCAGCTGTTATAAACATCATTGATTGTAATATATGTCTAGTTGCTGTATTAGAATTAGCTGCTGCCATTTTTTGAACACCAACTAAAGCGTTACGATCTGGAGTACTAGCATCTCTTGCTTCGTTTAATCCAGTTACATCTCTTATCATTTGTAAGTAATAGTTATAAGTATTC